TGTCATAAGTGTTGTAAAGCCAAAAAACATCTGCTTTAGCAATCTGAAAACCATTTGTTGCACCACCAAACAAACCGCTATAACCATGTAGCGATTGTAGTATTTGATTGGAAATAGTGAAACCATCTTCTATTACTTGCGTAAAAATACTTATTTGAAATGTTGGGCGGTCAATACCCTTAACGGATTGAACTGGCCCTGTATAAACATCTTGATGGACATTTCGTAGCATCCAAACAATAAATTTGGGTTGCGTTGCAAAGTTACGGTTAAACGCGGCATACACGGGTACGGGCGTAACAATGCTTTGCAGTTGAAACTGTATCGCTTTGCCGTACTGTACTGGATTCTGTTGCGTTGCCATTTATACCGCCGTTACTGGGTCGTTTCTGTAAGCAATGATAACCACCATCATCCTATCATCGGATTCACGGATGTTATCAATACGCCAATCAAACCCATTGTAGGTAATTGAATACAAGTTTTGGTTACGCACCATTTCACGCGTATTAGGCGTGTAGTTCAAAGTGAAATTAACTACATCTTGATAAAGGCGGTACTTTTCAGAAATCTTTAAACTGTTGGCAACGGAATGAACACGCGCACGGGTTTTAAACCAATCGGTTTGCGCGGTTGTTTGTTCGCCAAAATCAGTTTTAGCAAACGCTAGGTTTTTAACAGTAATTTGTTCAAACCGTGCAATTGCCATTTACATCACCAAAGGTTTGTATGGGCGCAACAATGTTGCCACGCCAAACGGAATTTCTTTTAACTGATTGTCGGTTGTATTGCTACGATTGTTATACAAATGCGTAAACAACAACAAACCCGCTTGCTTGATAACGGGATATGTTTGCAACGGATTAGGTGCGGTTGTGTACTCGCAAATAATCGGCGCGGTCATTTGGCTATTGATGGTTGTCGGCAACGATTGAATAATTACCTTGTTGCCGCTTGCATCGTAATAGTATTGGCTAGAAGAAACCACCGTCAAAACGGGCGGTGTACTGTTATCCCAATACGCTACGCGTTCAATCGTCACGCCTGACATATCGGGATATTGGTTTTGCGATACTTCGGGCAAATCCAAACATACGGGCGATGCGGCTAAGTTTTCAGCACCATACCAAACACGGTAGGTAACTGAAAAAATAGATAGACCTAAATAATCTTCAATGGCTTGCCGAACCGCAAGTTCCAATGATTGCAAATAACCATCTTGGGATTCATCTTCAAACAAATTTATTTGGTTTGTGATTTCATCCAAGGTTAACCAAGGCGTTACTACATCACGCCCGATTTGTTCCGTTTTCACATAACTAAATGGATTGCGGGTAGATGCCCCGTAAGGCGCACCTAGTAAATCGCTATTTACTGACATTCAAGTTCCCTTTTAGGCGGCACTCATACGAACACCCGCGAACGGGTCGCGCACGGTGCTTACCATACGCTTTTCGGCGTACATTGTTACAAAACCCGCTTGTGTTTGCTCGAACATTTGAACACTCATCATTTCGGTATCGCCAATCGTTAAAAAACGATTCCAGTTTGCCAAGTAGATTGGGAAATCTGTAGAAAGATATGCGTTCGGGATAACGGGCCAACCAAAAATGTGACCAATCGCGCAACCATCTTTTTCGCCTAGTTCCAAGAACAAAGGCAAACCCGCGGTATCTTTTAATTGACGCAATGTTTGAATCATTGCAGGGCTAATGTGCCAAGCAGTTGAATCTAGCGACCAATATTGCGGGGGCAGGGCGTTAGCCATGTTGACCACTTTGTTATAAGTTACCGTAGTGCCGCCATTGCTAACCGTAGCGATAGTATGAATACCATTTGTAATAGCCGTACCACTAGAACCGAAAGCACTAGTAGCACCACTAGCGTACATATCCAAACCGCGCAAGCCATTAGTAGCACCAGTTGATGTAGTGCCGCTACCCGCTTGGTCGCTATTAAGAACCATTGATTGCCCTTCAAGTTGTGCAAACTCAAGTGCCAAATCTTCAACAAGCGTTGCATCAAGTCCATTAACATCACTTAGCACCGCCGTTCTGATTGGCAATTGTGCAACCAATACGCGCACGGGCAATTGCCAAATAGAAGTATCGACATTAGGCGAACCGCTATTAGGCGTAAATGTGTAACCCCAAGGGTTTGTAGAATTTGCGGCATTACCAGTTTTGGCAACAAATTGGGCATCAGAACCCGTAACCGTAATTTGGCGTGAGCCTTGACGCAAAGGGTTTGCTTGACGCAAAGCCGCAAACGCATCATCAAAAACAACATTACCACCGACACCCGAACCCGAACCAGTAATTGCGCTTGCTTCGCGCAAGTCGATGTTTACTTTGCCGCCTTCGGTGATGGCTTGTTTGATTCCGTTCAAGATTTTTTCGGTGATTGACATTTTGAATTCCTGTTTAAAAAAAGCGGGGGATTTTCGCCCCCCGCTAATGGCAACGCAATTAAGTAGCAGTACCAGTTGAACGATAACGAATCAACGCGTTAGGGTCACGAACTGATGTAGCCAAACGCTTTTCACCAAAGAATGTAATAAAGCCTGGGGCCGTTTGGTCGTAGCGGCGCATAATCATGTTCAATCTGTCAATGATTGTGTGACCGCGTGTGAAATCACCAAAAAACATTGGATACAAAGAATTTGTACCCGCAGAACCCGATGTTGCTTGTGATGGGTTATCAACATACTTGTTAACGACAACATCAAAGCCCAACAATTGACCTACGATGCCTTCAACCGACAAACCTTCGTTACGATTAAAGATTGGTGCGCCGTTTGTATCACGCAATGCGCGAATAGCGTTCAACAAAATTGGGTTAATCATAAACTTGGTTGATGGTGTCCAATACTGTTGTGGCAAAGCATAAATAGTATTGATTACGTCAACATAAGAAATGTTGTTTGCGCCAACGGTGTTAGCGTTAGTGGTAAGTTGGTCATAAGTAGCAAGGCTATGCAAACCAGTATTAGAACCCGTACCGCTTGTTCCAAATGATGCCGTTGTGCAAGTACCACCCGCATAGGTAGCATTAGCACCCGCGTATTGGTCTAAACCACGCAAGCCATTTGTACCGCCGTAAGGGTTAGTGCCTGATTGTGCCGCTTGGTCGTTATTCTGAATCATTGACAAGGCTTCGGCTTGCGAAAACTCCATCAACATATCGTCAACGACATTGGCTTCCAAGCCATCAATGTCATCCAAAGCCGCAGTACGGATTGGGAATTGAACATTCAAGTCTTGCAAAACTAATTGCCAAATGCTTGTATCTTCAGTTGTAGCCGCGCCGTTGTTCTGAATCGTATAGCCCCATGCCGCACCCGCATTACCAGTTTTGACACGGAATTGATAAGAAGAACCATCAGTTGCTACGGTGCGTGACAAACCACGCATAGGATTTGCCAAACGCAAAGCGGCAAACACGGGGTCATAAGCGGTGCGACCACCTTGGTTGTTACCTGAACCCGTCAATGCTGATGCCTCGCGCATATACGCATCGCGTTGGCTTTCGTCTGCAAAAATTTGCAGTTCTTTTTCTACGCGGGCATTGCTTTTGTAGAAAGTAGCCAATTGTTCTTTAACAGAACGGTTTACATCGCCGCGCACGGATGTAGCGGGCTTGACGATTGCAGGGGCTTGAATAGATGCTACTTTGGCTTCCAAAGCAGAAATGGTTTCTTGCATTTCCAGTTTGATTGCTTCAACGGCGGCAGGGATTTTTGCTTCAACGGCGGCAATGCTTTCGCTTTGCTTGGCTTCGATAGCATCCAGTTTTTCAATGATTGCTTGTGACATGATTTAACCTTTAATTTTGGTATCAAGAATTTTAAGAAGTTCACGGGTTTCTAAAGCCGCGAGAATTTCCGCTTCGGTAGCCTCCGCATCTGATTCACTCAGAATAGGCGCAATTTCAATAGGCGGTGTAACTACATCGCGCAGTTCTAACACCTTTTTGAATGTAGATGCGGCGGCTACCGCATCCTTTTTAGATAGCCCAACTTCACGCAAGGCTTGTTCTAAAACTTTTAAATCCGCAGAACCATCGGGTCGGAAATATTCCAACTTACTAACTTCTGCTTGTGGGTTGTTTGGATACATAACTACGGATACTTCGCGTAAGCCGCCTTTTGTGATTTGGAAATATGCTTCATCAGATTGGTCGGGTTCGCCTTCAGCATTGACCATTTGGTATTCTTCGGCGTATGCACCAACGGAAACGCCGCCAAACATTTCGGGCGATTCTTGCATTACTTTGTAAAGGTCAGAACCCATCGTAGTATTAACATACAAACGCCCTTCGGCTTTCATTCCTGTATCGTCAAACTCGAACGCATCCCATTGACCAACGGGGATTGCATCCGCATTGTGATTTACAAACATGGGTAGTGGGCGACCTGATGCAGAAAAATCTTCTGCCCATTGCATAAAACCTTCGGGTTGATAATTGAACCGCCTACCGTCTGCGCCTTCACGCGCACCCCAAGTAGTTACGGTTGCTTCAATTTTTCCTGTCATTGCGCCTTGCTTTTCCAAAACTAATTTGGCTTCGCAAATCATCATCAGGTTTTTTACGGTCATGGATTACCTCATCGATTTTAGTTCGGTCGATGTCATATATTGTTTTAGGGGGTCGCCCTCTTTTAGGGGGCGGTTCTGTATTTGGCTTATATGTTGCCAAGGATGCTATCACTAATTTAAAAATAGTGGACAATTTATTTTCACTTGCCGATATT